AGCGGGAAACGGCAAGTACCGTATTGTCTTTGAGCCTACCACTGCAGCAACCCAGCCTAACAGGCTTTACGCCGACCTAGTAACCAAGGATACCTCCCGATTTGGGGTGGATATCTGGGCACCGATTAGCGACAATGTACTTGACGTTGATCTTGGTAGCCGCAATCGCCTAGGGAATATCATTGACTATCTCAATGGAGAGCGTACAACTTCCCAAGTTGTTGCCAATACTCTTTCCCGAATGCAGGAGTTTGCTGTTCAGAATAAGATCCCGCTCTCTCGCCAACAGGTCATTGCTCTTCACCGAGCCATGACAGACTTCGGCTTCCAAACCAAGGGGTCTATCAGGACTGCAGCAGATCTGGAACTTGAGAGTGGGTCTGTCGGCATCATCAACAAGTTGATTGACGAGACAGCGCAACTAGACCCCAAGGCTGCGCAAGACCTTAAGGCGATGCACGCAGATGGAACTCTTAGGAAGATGATCTTCTGGGCTGCAGAGGGCGATCTAAACAAGGTCGGCATCACTACAAAGATGACTGGTCGCATGAAGTCCGCTGAGAGCATCGGCAGGATGGTCACATCGCTTGCAGATGACATCTATCCTAAGGCAAAGTTCAGGTTCAGCCCTATCTTCGGGATGCAGGAAATCGTTGAGTCCAAGTGGTGGAACCTTATGCGCGGGTACCAAGACGAGTGGAAGATTGCGGTGCCTGGGGGCGACATCCGATTTGGCAACAAGCGATTCTATGACATCACGGGTCCTGATGGTAAAACCTACAAGTTGGACTCGCTGGAGATTATGTCTGAGGCTATGATCTCCGAGCGTGTAGAACTAAAGTATGCCCAAGAGATGGCAGCCATCAACCGATACTTCTCTGGTAGCGTTACTGATGCGGTCATTGCATTCGGGTCGCAGAGTGAAGGATTTGTTAAGGCTCTCTACCAAGGGTTCAGGGCTAACCCAGGTCCGTCAAAGAGCCTTGACTACCTGAAGTATGTATCCGCAGAGGGGCTTGACGAAGTTGCAGACAACCTGTCCAACGCTATGTCAACTCAGGCACCAGAGCAGTGGGCAACATGGCTTGCCATGGCTGGTGGCGATAAGAAGGGGGCAGCCCTTCTAGTACTCAAGGAGCGGCAGCAACTGATCCGAAGCCGCAGTACGGCGCGTGCATTCTGGGAATCACAGAAGCATTACGGAATTGGCTTTGGTCGCCAGTACGATGACAACCCAGTCAAGAACCTTGACCGACTCCGACGAGACAGCGCAAAGATTATTACCAACCCATTGGCTGACCAGAGGAACCAGTCCATGCGCAAGGTGCAGAGTGCGCTATCCCTTATCCACGCAGACGCTGCTGCAATCGGGTACTCCAAGGAAACCCTTGGTGCAATTCAAGATGCGCAGCGTGCCGTGGGTAGCGTCACCGACGTGTCAATGACGGCTAAGAATACCCTCTCTAAGCGCGGACAGGAAACCATCAATACCGCTATGGAGAAGATTGACACGGCTCGCTCTGCAATGCGCAAGGAGTTTGAAGCCGCTGTTGCAAGGAAGAAGACTGTGCGGGACGTACTTGTCAAGGATGGAATCCCGCAGCCGCTTGCAACCGAGATGGCATCCCTATACGTAGTGGCTGAGCGACGTAGCGAGATGCTGCCACAGGTATCCAACGCTATCTCCCGAGCAATGAATGGCGAGGCGCTTTCCCCTGCAGCCGTATCTGCGATGAAGGATCATCTGATGAAGATCCGCATGGCTCGCACTGAAGAGGAGACGCTGTGGAATGCAGTTGGATTTGGTATTGATAGCGCAATGGACAACGCCGATAAGACGCACTTCTTCACGACCAACCGTGGATTCCTTGAGAAGTCAATCAATCACCCAGTGTTTGGAATGTACCCGACATCCTACATGTTTGGCAAGGTTCTACCAGAGTATGCCCGTATGTTGTTCATGAGTCCTACCCGAAGCGTCGCTGGCGCAGTGCTTGCTCCGTACATGGCTATTGTGAAGGGCGTGTCTTTTGGCAAGTTCTCTCCTGAGGATTGGGGAAAGTTTGCTCCACTAGTTGGATTCAGCGCGATGCTTAAGATCCGAAATGCTTACGTAGAGTCCGAGAACGCCAAGCCAGATCAGGAGAAAAACCCGCTTGTCTATTTCCTCGTCAACACCATGATCCCTGGACTCCCAACTGACATCTCGGTATCCCCAAGTGCACCAGTCCGTCAGGTCCTTGAGAACGTTGGGACTGAGCGTGGTGTCACGGCTGGAGATGTTGGCTACGGGATTGCGCAAATGGCGGGAAACACATTCGGAGTTGGTCGCCTTGCCTCCCAGACTGGTGATATAATTGATCAGTTTACTAAGAAGAGTGATAACGATTTCGGCGGAGGTACTGGGGGTCCCCTTGGTACTGCTGGCGAAATGATTGGAAGTACGGTGGAGTCTATTGGAGACATCCTCCTAAATAGGAAGTAAGGAGATACCGATGAGCGAAGAAGTCGTAACAACTACCGAAGAGTCGCAGGTGACGACGGCACCCGTTGAGGGAGCCGCTCCAGCACCTGCCACTAACGAGGTAGAAGATGTTGCCACTTGGAAGAAGCGCCTTGCGGGTAAGGACCAGGCACTCACCGCAGCAAAGAAGGAACTAGACTCTATTAAAGCAGAGTCAGAGAATCTTAGGCGGTGGAAGGCAGAGCAGGAGAACTCAAACATGTCCGAGTTTGAGAAGACTCAGGCTAGGCTGGCGGCGCTGCAGTCCGAGTTAAACGAGACAAAGGAATACGCACGTATGGAACGACTCCGTAATGCGCATCCTACTTACGCACAGTTTCTAGCCGATACGGCTGGGCTATCTGAGGAAGCGCGTGGCGCTGCCTTTGAAGGATACCTTGCCGAAGTTAAGAAGGCACAGGATGCTGAGCGTGATGTCCCACAATCGGATGAAAGAAATGTAAAGCCTAGTGTGAATACTCGTAAAGATCCAGCACCAAGTAGCGGTCCGCGAACGGTTAAGGATATTGAAGAGGAACTCAAGAAACTAGGGAACCCGTTCTTCGGGATGTAATAGTTAAGAAAAGGAGCCTATCATGGCTTATGTAAATACTGGTACGACGAACTTCAGTACGCTCGTCCAGGATCTCGTTCTTGCCAAGGCGGAAACGGAACTCCGCGCTCGGTTGGTTCATGCCAACCCAGACGCGTATGTCCCTGGTCGCTTTGTTAAGGGGACGAACCAGATTCGGTTCGCTCGCTACGCAGACCTTGGTGCAAACGTTACTGAACTCGCAGAAGGTACTCCGCCGACTTCGCAGTCGCTGAGCATCTCGTCCGACGCGTTCACTGCTAAGCAGTACGGTCAGACGCTCTCAATCACCGACCTCGCACAGTTGGACTCGCCACATGACCTGATCTCAATCGCTTCTGACCGCCTTGCGCGTCAGGCTGCTGAGACCATGGACATTGTTGTACGCGATATTCTTGCCGCAGGCACGAACGTCAAGTACGCTGGCGCAGCCACCACACGCGCTACGGTTGCCAAGGCGCACGTAATCACGGGCGAACTTGTTAAGAAGCAGGTCGCTGCTCTTAAGGCTGCTAACGTCCCAACGTTCGCAGACGGCACGTATCGCTGCATCATCCACCCATTCCAGGAGTACGATCTGATTTCAGATACGTCTGCTAATGGTTGGCTTGAGGCGAACAAGTATGTTGACAATACCCCGCTTATCACGGGTGAGATCGGCAAGTTCGCTGGCGTGCGCTTCCTCGTTTCGTCAAACGCTAAGGTGTTTGCGGGCGCGGGTGTCTCTAGCACGAATGTGTACTCTGCACACTTCTTCGGTCCTGACTCTTATACGGTCGGTGACTCGCAGACGCTGCAGGCGTACTTCACTGCCCCAGGCGGGGACCACAGTGACCCACTCGCACAGATGGCGATTGCAAGCTTCAAGATGCGCTTCGGTGCTAAGTTGCTTGACCTCGCTGGTGCGAAGTACCTCCGTCTTGAGACGGGCGCAACACTCAGCGCGTAATTGAGTAGCGGAGGGGGCAGGCTGGCGGGTCTGCCCCTGAAGCGTAAGGAGTAAGTATGGCACTTAGATCAGACATTAGAACACAGATTCGCAGGGAACTCCGAGACCCAGACGGTAAGTCATGGTCATCGGACGAGATCAATGATCTCATCAATGCTGGCATCAACGCGGTGTCAGATCTATCGCCATTGGAACGACGTGAGGACATTACCTACACGTTCCCATACACCACGACTGAGGGGGCATGGGGCAAGATCAAGGAAGTAACTCCAACCGTAGACTTCTACAACATCTTCCGAGTTGAGATTCTTGACAAAGACGGCAAACTCTTTGAGACCATTGACCCAAACAACGGACAAGGCTCATCTACTGGCTGGGAGTGGTGGAACGGCAAAGTCCTTTTGCCAGAGAACTACTTCTACCCAACAGAGAAAGTCACAGTCAGCGGCAGCGAATACGAGCGCGTGAAGATCCGAGTCTTTGGATATGCACGCCACCTGCAACTCCTTAATGATGGAACAACATCAACATGCTCCGATCAGGAACTTGTCGGGGTACGAGCGTACGCAGTAGCGGAAGCGATGACCCGACTCATGGTTGACCGAGCCAACTTCCAGCAGTGGCAGATTGCTTCTGGCGCTACTAACGTAAGCATTAGCGAACTGTCAATCCTCTCTAATACCGCACGCATGCGATGGCGAGAAGAGCAGCGTCGCCTACGTAAGATGCGCAGAATTGCATGATTGATCTAAGTCTTCCCGTTACGTACCAGACAGGAGATGGGGCTGCGATCAATCTAAACACAATCACTACCGCGCAGATTATTTCTGGTGGCAGTACCCCATTCTCTGGGTATGCAGTGGACGGTATGAGAATTGGCGCAATTGAGCCAGTGGGGTACACCGATGCAAAGTCTACCGCTGACGGGCTTGATGTTGCCGAAGCATACGCAGCCCGTAGAACAGTGCAGGTTGTTGTTAATGTTTACGGCTCAACAAGAAGCGACTTGTTCACAAAGATGCAGGAACTAACCAGCGCAATGCGATTCATGCCCCGAAGGTACGCTTCGTCTAACGGGTTTAGGAATCTATCCTTTACCCTACTTACCGAAAGCGTACCAAAGGATTGCTATTTCTATGCACGACCTGCAAAGATCCCGCGAATGGATGCAACAAGCGCAATGGTCAACGGGAACAATACGCTTGGCTACAGTTCTAGAGTTGTGCTGGATTTCTTTTTGAAGTATCCGTATAAGTATTCCGCTACGCTTTCCGAGGTAACAAACCTCCCAATCAACAATACCCCTACGACGATTACGAATCACGGCGCTGCGCCAGCAGATGCCGTGCTGACGTTTGAGTCAAGTGACCTTGCTGTAAACCGCAGTACCAACATTAAGGTTACGATTACGCTTAACGACATCCCAATTACTCTGCTTATAACGGATGACATCGGTCTATCTGCTGGTGTACTACGATCTTACATCGTTGACTTCAGGGATCAGATCGTCTATAAGGTTGAGAAGACCGTTGCAACAAATGTCACTGTGTCTACAATTGCACAGAACGTCATTCAGATTGACTCTGGCGCAACGTTCGGCACAGTAGAGCCTAATGACGACTACCCAAGCGGGAACCCTCTTAAGATCCAAATCTTAGACGCGTCCAATAATACAGCCATCACTACTGGCTATAAGGTTACGTTTGCATGGCGAGAGATGTGGTACTAAATGGCACTTACCCCAACAACGGTGACACTTACCGCAGCCAATAATTCAATACTCATTAACCGAGTAAAGATAGATGCCCTTACAAATCAAGTAATTGCTGAAGCCACTGATACATATGCTCAATCAAGAAGTGCCTATGCTGCTGGTCGTGCCTATGAACAAAACGTAACAAGCACTACGGATAAAAGTACTGGAGTGACCACCATCACTGGCGGCTGGTATAATTTTCTTCGTACGTATTTTCAATTTACAATGAGCAATCTCCCAAGTGCAAACCAGATAATGAATGTTTCCAGTATGGTATTGACGCTGACAAACGGCGACCCTGACGATATGATGGGTTATGATAGTATTTCACCAGATCTTATGCGATATATGCATGTCGGTGCAGTTAATCAGACTGGGATGAGTGGCAAAATTGTAGACTTGCATTCTTGGGCTTCACGAAAAACCTGGGCAACTGGGAGTTCGGGATCTAATTACGCACGTTGGTCTTCTATGGCAACGTCCAGTAGCAGCACGCTGTCTTCATATGCAATGTCAACGTTTGATGCAACTCCATTCCAATCCTTCAACACTGTTGCTGGAAACGTCGCTGGT